CTCGGCGCTCCAGGCGAAGGGTCACCGCGTCATCGCGAGCGAGACCGTCGACCTGAACGCCGAGCCCGGCGAGGGCACGATCACCGACGCCATGATCCAGGCGTGCGACGTGCTGGTGGGGCAGCGCATCGGCAAGCCGGGGCCCTCGAAGCTCTGGCAGTCGATTGCGCGGGCGAAGGGGCGCAGCCACCCCCTGGTGTACGAACTTGATGACGACGTGTTCGCGCTCGCCGAGGACCCGACCAACCCGAACCAGCCCTACTGGCCGGAACGTCTGGTCGACGTGGTGAAGAACCTCGCGTGCTCTGATGCGGTCACGGTCAGCACGGCGCCGTTGGCCGACGTTGTCAGCCGCTTCACCTCGGCCCCTGTGCACGTGGTGCCGAACGCGATCCGCGAAGGGCTGATCGAGTCGGCGTCGCCGCGGCACTGGATCAACGAGGACACGATCGTCGAGCTCGTCACCGCCGGATGGGGCCCGACGATCGGGTGGTCGGGCTCGGCCACGCACGACGGCGACTGGGCACACCAGAACAACGCGCGATCCGTGGCGCGCTGGTTGCACGCCCGCGGCCGGAAAGCTGGATGGCAGCTGACCACGATCGGTCACCCGCCCGCACCGCTGGTGCGCGCGGCACCCGAGCCCTGGGAGATCATCCCCGGGCAGTCGAACATCGAGACCTACTACACGCTGTTGGGCACGAACTTCGACATCGGTCTGGCACCGCTGGCGCCGACCCGGTTCAACCAGTCGAAATCGAGCCTCCGGCTGCTGGAGCTGTCCGCGCTGGGCATCCCGTGGGTCGCCTCCGACGTCGGCCCCTACGGACCCGACAGTCTCGCCCGCGGAGGCCTTCGGGTGCGCCGCGCACGGGACTGGTGGGAGGCGTTGAACGTGCTCACCACGGATCCGCACATCCGACAGGAAGCGCGCAGAGTCGGACAGGAGTGGGCGCGCACGCGTACTGTCAACCGCGTGCTGCCGCTGTGGGAATCCGCGCTCGGGCTGCCGACCAGCCCCGGCGCCCCCGACCGGGCAGCCGCGGGAGGGAAGGCCCCATGACCAAAGCACAGTTTCGTGACCGGCTGAAGAAGGTCAGCGTGACGCTGACCGTCAGCTACCTGTGCGTGCTGCTCTCCGGAATCGCGTTCACGATTGCGACGCCGTCGACGATCGAAGACTCGGCCGCTCGGTGGCAGGGTTACGTGTTCTCGACGTTCCTCATCATCGGCGGCGCATTCTCCGCGTCCGACCTGTTCACCGGTAGACGCGGTGGGGAGTTGTTCGGTGCGTGGCCGATCGTCGGAGCGCTGGTGATGTTGTCCAGCGCACTGCTGCACAAGGCGCAGCAGTCCCCCGGATTGGCCGACGTGCGTACGGGATTCGGTTGGTTGCTGTTCGGATTCGCTTGTTTCGTCGTAGCACGATTCTTCATGTTGAAGGCGGAAGTCGATCACGCAAAGGTGTCCCGAGCACGACTGGGGTAGTCGCACATGCTAACTCTTGAAACGGTGTATACCGGGGTCATCGCCACTGCCGGCGGCGCTACCAGTATAACAATCCTCCGTTACTTCAATTTCTTCCGGAAGAACAAAGTCGAAGACCGGACGACGGAAACGGAGCGTTTGGAAGCCGAGAACAAGAGGGCGGGTGTGCGAGCCGATGATGCCGAGTCCGATGCACAGAGATACTACGCCGAGCTGTTGAACACCCGACGGGACTTGTTCGACGAACAAGAATACGTCGCACGTTTGAGAGCGTTCATCCACAGCAGACAACTCGATCCTCCAGAAAGGGGGAAGTAATGCGAACGATGTATGACAGCGTTGACGCCGACGCCATTCCGACGGATGCCGAGATTGTCGCGGGCTACGTGGACGGACGCTTCGCCTGGTCGGCCTCCGACTGGGCCCGGTTCCCACGTTCGGTCAAGGTCCGGATCTCGGCCATCGGTGCGACGCACCTGGCGGAGGTGTTCGACGTCGAAGTCGGGTGCATCTGGCCTCCGGCGAACGTGGTTCCGTTGGTTGTGCGTGCCCGCGCCGCGGGCATCGACCCGACGGTCTACGTCAACCAGAACAACGACTGGGGCCCGACGCGCGACGCGTTCACCCGCGCAGGCGTGGCGCACCCGCACTGGTGGGTGGCCAACTACGACGGCGGTCAGAACATCCCCGCGGGCGCGGTCGCGAAGCAGTACGCGCACCCGCCGATGATCGGCAGGCACTACGACCTCAGCGTTGCGGCCGACTTCTGGCCGGGCGTGGACGAGGGCGACAACCTCAACCCGAACGGAGACGACGTGAGCTTCAACGACGCGATCACCAACCACAACGGCGCGACCTTCAGCGCCGGCCAGTGGCTGACGTGGACCAACGAGTACGCGGCGCAGAGCGCCGACCGGGCCGCCGCGCTGCTGCGCCAGCAGGCCATCGACTCCGCCAAGCTGGACGCCGTGTTGCAGGACGGCGGCGTGGACCAGGACCGGCTGAACCGGACGATCGACACGGCGACGCGAGAGGCCACGACGAAGGCCGTCACGAGCTCGGTGCTGCCGGCGCTGCGCGACGTGCTGGCAGCACTGCTGGCCGACGACAACACGAAGCTGTCCGAGGACGTCGCCAACGCCGTGCTCGACGGCATGGGCGCCCGCCTGGGTGCGCAGCAGTGACGGCGGCTCTGGCGACTCGGCCGCGGCCCCTGCTCGGCAAGCTGACGACCGTCGGCACCGCGCTGTCCGCGCTAGCCGGATTGGTCACGTGGGCTGCCAGCTTCGGACTGCTCACGGTCCAGCAAGAGGCGGCAACGTCCATCCTGCTGGCAGGGGTTCCCGGCATCATCACGGCGGTTAGCGGCGTGCTCGTCAGCTTCGGCGTGGTCAAGTCGAGCGAGCCGCTCGTGACGCCGATCAGCGACCCCGCGATCGTGGTCGACGGCGCACTGCTGCCGCTGACCGTGGACACGAACAAGCCGGACCAGACGGGCTACGACCCGGACGTGTTCTAGCCAAGCGAGCGCGGACGTGTAGTGTGGGGGTCGGGGACAACTCGGCCCCCACAGTCATGAGGGAGTGAGATGCACGCGGAAGCGCTGGAAGCCGTGCGCCGCATGGTGAACGTGTCGGGTTACATCAATGCGTCGCTGCCGGACGGTCGGCGTTCGAAGCTCGTCGGTGAACGCCTGGGGCTGGACATCGGCGGTGCCGACGTCAACGGCTCGGCTCGCGAGTTGATTCCGTTCGTCGGCGGTTGGTACGGCCTGGACATCGCCGAGGGCGACGACGTCGACCTGGTCGTCGACGCCACGGACGCGACCGCGATGTCCGCCTACCACGAGCTGTTCGACGTCGTGCTGTGCACCGAGGTGCTGGAGCACGTGGCCGACTGGCGCGGCGTGCTCGACAACGCCTGGACCGTGCTCGCGCCCGGCGGCTTCGCATTCTTCACCTTCGCCGCGACCGACACCCGGACGTGGGCCCGTCGGCCGCACGGCGCCCGCGGAGAGCTGGACGTGCCCAACGGCGAGCACTACGCGAACATCGTCGTCGACGAGTTCGCCGCACACCTGGTGAAGCTCGTCGATCGCGACATCGAGATCAGCCAGCAGCTGGTGGAACTCACGGTCGACGACGACCAGGGTCGCCGTGCCGAGATGACCGTCAACCCCAACCCGGGCGACGTGTACGCCTGGTTCAGGAAGTAGGAGACCATGGTTCCCGCGGCTCGCAAGAGGATCGACCCGAAGGCGCTGCTGATCGCGTGCGCGTTGGTGTTGACCGGCCTCACCCTGTGGGTGATCTACACACTGGTGCAGACCGCCGAGCAGGCGAAGCACGAGCGTGAGGTGCGCTTCAACGACTGTGTGCTGACCTCCACGATTCAGGGTGAGTCGCTCCGCGTCGCCGAGATCCTGTGCACCGGAGCCACCCAGTGAAGCATTACGCCGTCATCCCGACGCACAACCGGCCCGACGACCTCGCCGCGCTGCTCGACACGATCCCCGACAGCATCGAAGTCCTGGTGATCGACAATGCCAGTGAACCGCCGGTGATGCTCAACCAGGACATCGTGGGCCTGAACGTTCAGGTGCACCGCGACGAGGAGCAGCCACCGAACCTGTCGCGGTTGTGGAACATCGGACTCGACTGGGCACACACGCGGTCCAACCACGATCCGGGCTGGCGCAACCCGACGCTTGAGCCACGGCCTGAGTACGCCGTCGCGATCCTGAACGACGACGTGGTGTTGCCGCCCGGACTGCTTGAGATTCTGGCGTGCGAGCTGGACAACCACCAGTCGGACATCGCGTTCCCCCACGTGTCCCACGGGCAGGGCAAGTGCTTCGTCAACGACAGCGACCCGTTTCCCGGTGTCGGTCGCCGGCTGACCGGATGGTGCTTCGTGGTGCGTGGGACGTCCGGTCTCCGTGCCGACGAGTCGCTGCGTTGGTGGTGCGGAGACGATGACCTTCAGGCACAGGCAGTGCGCAACGGGCGCGGCACGGTCGGCGTCGACCTGCCCGCTCACCGTGTCGCCGGTCTGATGCACAAGCACCCGGACGAGTCGACCACGGGCGCGTTGCGCGAACAGGCCGACAAGGACATGGCGACGTTCGTCAAGAAATGGGGACAGCGCCCGTGGTGAAAACCTATGTCGAGTTCGTCGAGAACATGGCCGACGCGCTGCCGGACATCACGCGACCGCACTCGATCGACATCCACGTTAGCGGCTGGGTGATCTTCAGCTATCTGGACGCCGAGGGCGGAGTGCGCTGGTACCCGCCGCACACCGTGCGCTACATCGAGAAGACCACCGAGGTGGCGGGATGACGGAGGCCCGCATCGACTTCGCGTGCGCCAAGCACGGCGTCACCGAGGCCGCGACCATCACCGTGGGGCAGTGGTTCCGACTCGCGTTCCGGATGCTGTGGGCGCTCCGCCGTCCGGGCTCGGTCGCCGACGTCTGCCCGTCCGAGCTGCTCGACGAGATCAAGGGGTCGAAGTGAGCGACACCATTTTGAGGCCGGGCATCACCGTGGTGATCCCGACCATCCCGCCGCGGGCGCGGCTGCTGCGCCGGGCGCTGGACAGCGTGCTGCACCAGACCATGCCCGCTGCCGCCGTGTCGGTCGCTGTGGACCTGGACCGCGAGGGAGCGGCGAAGACCCGTCAGCGCGCGCTCGACGCCGTACAGACCCGCTGGGTGGCCTTCCTGGACGACGACGACGAGCTGCTGCCCAGCCACCTGGGGACGTTGTTCGGCGCCGCCGAGGTGAACGAAGCGTCCTACGTGTGGTCGCGCTACCGCGTGGCCTACCCGAACCCGCACTACCGCGCTGGCAACGCGCACGACCAGTACCGGTTCGCGCGACCAGAGGGTGACCCCTACCCGCTCGGCCGCGGGACGTTCGAGCAGTGGAACGACGAGCAGCCCGCACAGACCACGATCACCACGCTGGTTCGGACCGGGCTGGCGCGGGAGGTCGGCGGGTTCACGCCGACTCCGCTGCTCGACGACGAGATCGACGGACAGCGCGCCGGAGAGGACTGGGACTTCACGCTGAGGTGCCGGGCCGCCGCCGGTCTGTCCGGAATGCTGCACGTGCCGGTCACCACCTGGTACTGGCACCACCACGAGAGCAACACCTCCGGCCTGCCCGACCGCTGGTAGGGTCGGCACCGGAGGCCAGCAGCCGCGGTTACCCAGAGAACCCCAGTCCGAATTCCGCGGACTGGGGTTCTCCGCTGTTCAGGCCGGGGTCCGGCTGTTGCGCAGGTTCACGACCAACGGGTAGTTCGCGCTGGCGTACAGCGTGCCGGGGCTCGCCGCCTTCACAGCCCAGCGCAACCGGACGTTGCCGCCGTCGATGTCTCCGGCCTCGGCCACGAAGCCGATCACACCGGAGCGCCCGCGAAAGGGCTCGCCGATCGGGTAGTTGTTGGTGTTGCCGATCAGCGCCGGAGTGCCGGTGTTCGTGGCCATGTAGCGCTGCTTGGTCGGCGTACCTCCGGTGACCACCACGAGATCCATGCTCCAGTCGGCTTCGTTGGACACCAGCGCGTTGTAAGCGCCGTCGATGAACTCCCCGACCGCGGCGGGGATCGTGTACTCGGGGCTGCCGGGCAGCAGGTCCCACGCGTCGCCGTTCGCCGCGACCGCGTACCCGGGTGCTTGGCTGGTGTCCCGAACGACCACGATGCGGTGAGGTGGGCCGCCGGGTCCTTGCGGGCCCTGTGCTCCGTCCTGCCCGTCGGCACCTGCCGGACCCTGAGCCCCGGTCGCTCCCGCCGGACCTTGCGGGCCAGCCGGTCCCGGGGGGCCCGCGGGTCCGACCGCGCCATCGATCGGCACGTCACCATCCGGACCGGGCAGCACGCCGCCGACCGACAACACGCGGGTCTGAGTGTGGTCCACGGCCTCGGTGCCCGCGATCGTGGACAGGTCGACGGTCCCGCCCGCCGGCGCGAACATGTGCTTGGTCTCGCTCCGGTGGCGCAGGGCGAAGTCGACGCGGTAGCTCCAGCCCGAGGTGTCGGTGCCGCCGTTGCTCGTCGCGGTGATGTCGCCGAGCACGGCACCCACGGTGTCCAGCGTGAGCACCACGGGCGCGCGGTCGATGGCGTAGCCGGGGTCGCCGAGCATCCGGAGCGCGGGCGGGACCTGGGTCAGGGTGATCGTGCCCTCGTCGGGCAGCCCGTTCGAGTCGAAGAACCGGCCGACCACGTGGCACGTGCTGGGCTGTGGAGTCGGGAAGACCATGGCGCTACCCCTCGTTGATGCCGGATTGGTAAAGCCCCATCGGGGCCACCTTCGCCGAGTCGTTCGCGCTGCCCGCGCCGGGCCGGATGCGGCCCCAGACGCCGACGCTCACCCAGGCGGGATCCCAGTAGGTCACCGCGTAGGGACCGACGGTCGGTAGCGGGAACGCCTTGCTCCTGATCAGGCTGCCGTCCAGGCCCTTGCCGCCCGGCGCGGGCGCACCTGTGTCCCAGCTGTCGAACAGGAATCCGCCCGTGGTCGGCACGTCTCGCGGTCCGGGCAGGACCCCCTTGTTCCACCGGAGTTCGAATTCGGCGACCGCCGTGGTGGTGACGATGGCTTCCTGCACGCCGTAGCGCACGAAGACCGAGAACAGCTGGGACTCGGGCCGCCACGTGTGGCTGTAGAGCAGCGTCCAGGTGGTGCCGAGTGCCGCCGCCGTGCTCAGGTACGGGGCCGTCGGGTAGGCAGGCACGTGGATGCGCGGCTTGGCCACGCCCCACCCGGCGCCCGCGGTGTCCGGACCGGAGACCTGGTTGCCCAGGTTGTCGGCGCTTCGCGCCACGCCGTAGAAGGTCTGGCGTAGCTCGCTCTGGATCTCGCGCGCGTGGCTGAGGCGGTCGGTCAGATCGAAGTCCCGACGGGGCACCGCGGGGATGTTGGCCGGGAGGACGGGATCGGTCACAGCGGCACCTCCGCGATCAACATCAGCTCCAGGTCGATGTCCTCCAGCGTCGCCAGGTCGGCGCCGATGATGCGGCACGTGTAGACGCCGTCCGGCACGCCGAGGTACCCCATCACCTGGAAGTCGCCGACGTCGCCGAGACTCCAGCTGCCGAGCTTGGGGCCGCTGCCGTCGGGCGGGTTCATCCGCACGCGGGCGCGCACGATCCGGCTGCCGCGGTGGTAGGCGACCCAGTTGCCGTTCGCGTAGCCCTGAAGCTGGACTTGCGAGGACACCGAGCTGTGCGAGCCGTCGACGTCGTGCAACAGCGGCCATCCCTGGTTCGCCAGGATGTCGCCGCCCGCCGCCTGCTGCTGTCCCTTCAGCGTGACCGTGCCGCTGCTGGTGCCCGGCACGATGTAGACGTCGGCGATGCGGGACCCGCCACCCACGGGCGCGGCCATCACCAAACCCGAGTTCGAGATCCACTGGTGCCGACGGTCTTGGCGACCGAGGAACTGAGCGAGGTCGACTCGGTGCCGGACGAAGTCCATCGCCGTGGTGTCCGGGAAGTACGGCCGGAACTCGGCCTCCAGGCCGTCGTCCCCGTCGTCGGTCTGGTCGCGCAGCAGCTCTCCGACCCAGCTGTATTTCGACCCCGGGTAGAGCGCGCCCGCGCCGGCCACGCCGTTGAGCGCGGGTAGATCGATTGGGAGGTCCCCGTTGGTCTGGGCCATGTCGTCGGTCAGGAAGCGGATGAACTGGTCTCGCCGCGACAGCCCGACGTAGTTGCGGTCGATCAGCAGCGCGCGGCGCGTGTTGAACAGCTTCCACATGCCACCGCAATCGAAGCTCCAGTCCTCGCCTTCAGGGTCGTACTCCGGGTGTTCCGACAGGGGGCCGTACTGGAGCACGAACGATCCACAACGGACGCCGAACGAGTAGCGCCACGGGTAGATGAAATCCGCGATTTGCTTCCTGTTGAACGACGCGGACATGGGCACGGTGAACGACAGCGGGCCCTCGGCGTTGATCCGCCACCCCGCGCGCGGGACGGCGGACAGCGGCAAGTCGTTCATCACCACCCGACCGGTCCGGGTCTCGGCGACGAACAGCGCCAACGGCGGCGTGGGCGCGGTCATGCCGGGATGATCTCGGCGACGAAGCGGTAGGACAGGCCGCCGTAGAAGCTGGCGTTGACGCCGTTGGCGGCCGAGGCCAGCACCCAGAACGACAGCACGTGCGACACGCCGTCCGAGATCACCTGACCGGGGTAGGCAGCCACCCGGAGTTCGGTCTGCCCGCCGTTGGCCAGCGCCGAGTTGTTCCACCCCAGCGCGGTCGCGGGCGGTGGGAACGCGGGTCCCGCACCCGGACCGGTGTAGAGGTCGGAGTCCAGGTTGATTTCCCCGTTGACCTCCCGAAACGCGCCCGTCGCGATTTGCCAGAGGATGTCGCCGTTAGCGCGGATCTTGTACGGAAAGCCCGGCCACGGGATCGTGATCTTGGCCGTGGCTACCGACGCCGACACACCGGGGGCCAGCGTGGTCGCCAGCGTCTGCGCGGGCTGAGCGAGCTGCACGGCGCCGCACGTGCCCCGCCACGTCGTCCCGTCCCACCGATCGGTGAACGCGGGGTAGACACCCGCCGCGGGCCGGTAACGTTCCTCGCCGAGCACGAAGCCGACGTCGGTCCCGATGTTGGCGATGTCGTAGGGGAACATCACCCGCGGGGTACCGACGATGTTCGTGCCGCGACGGAAGTCGATGATCTGGGCCTGGGAGATCGTGTTGTCGTTCGTCGGCCGCTCGATCATCGCGATGATGTTGTAGCCATCGGGCGTGATGGGTGGTGCACCCGCGGTGCCCGGAGTTGCGTTGATATTGAGCGAGCCGCCGATGGCGCCGGACCGGACGTCCAGGTACGGCCCGTTGTTCGTCACCGGGTCGGCCGAGTCCTGACTGACGTTCTTGTCCTTGACGCACACGTAGACCGCGTCATAGCGGCTGTTCGCTCCGGACGCGGCAGGGAGGTTCACCGTGATTGGGGTTGTGCCCTGCCACCCTCCCCAGTAGACACCGCGATCAGGAGCGGTCACGTTCCCCTTGTGAGTGACGAAAAGACCGGGGTTCACCTGGACGCTTTGGCTGTTGCCCAGCTCCAGCACCTTCAGTTCCTGGGGCTCGGTGCCGACCAACCACCCGCGGTGCAGTACACCGCGACGAACGAAGCCGCCGACGCCCGGGGTGAACAGCAACCCCTGGTAGAACAGCTTCGACCAGTCCGACTGGTTGTTCTGCCCGATCGTCGTCGACCCCGCGCGCATCAGCGGGAACGCGTCTCCGGGTACTGCCACGGGTGCGGTCACTGCCTCAGCCTCCCTTGTACGTGTGGTAGTGGTAGCCCGACATCAGGCCCTGGTCGGTGACCAGCTGGCTGCCGAAGCTGATCGTACGGGTGGACTTCGCCGGAATCCGGAACATCTGCGCCCGCTTGAGCACACCGGGCACGTAGACCCCGCCGACTTTGACCCCGCTGGTGCCTGTGTCGATCTCGATCGCGGTTCCGGGCGACAGCGTGCTGTTGTATTGCACGGTCTCCCCGGTCCCGCTGATCGACGCGAACGGCTGGGTCAGCCCGGTCCCGCCCGTGGCGGTCATCGTGATCACGACGCTGGCGGGCGAGTCGCCGCTGTTGGTCACGATGACCGTGCCATCGGCGCCGCCGCTGCCGCTCTGGTAGACCACGCCATCGCCCGACGTGCCCGTGCCGCCGTTCCACTGGATACCGTCGCCCGACGTGCCCGTGCCGCCGTTGTAGAGCACACCGCCCGGCGCCTCGGACGGCAGACCGATCGGCCCCCACGTCTGCTGTGCCGCCGAGAACCACCGGGAGTCCGACGAGTACAGCTGGGTCTCGAAGGTGATCAGTCCGGACCGCTCGACGACCGGTTCCAGCGCGTCGTCCAGCACCACGTAGGTCCAGCGGTCGCGACCGACCTCGGTCCGGCGCAGCACGTACTGAGTCTCCGCCGTCCCGCCGGAGCACAGCGCGCTGATCGCGTCCTGAGCCGCCTGGGAGTCCGCGCGGGACGTCGGTCGCCAGCAGCCCTTGACGTCGATCGAGCGCGGCCCCAGGTAGTGACCGCCGAGCCAATCGCCGTCGGCGCCCACCCGTGGGGTCTTGTTCATCTTCGGCGGCGGCGGGCCCTGCCATCCGCGCACCTGGGTGAGGTAGCGGTTGATCACGCCGTCGCCGAAGGCCAGCCCGTCGAGCGTCCACGTGTACGGCAAGACCGGGTACGGCATCACTTACCACCCTTCAACATGCGCTCCACGCGGCGGGACACCTTCAGGGCCAACGCGTCCAGGTCCATCGACGGCGGGGCCGTGACGGGGAACGTGTTGTAGTAGTTGTTAGTCACGCCGCCACCGGTCACGGTGCCCGCATCCTGCAACGCCAGCGCGCCCGCCTTCGCATCGGACTCCATCCGCTGGGTCTGCTGCGCCGTCGCCACGTAGGTGGACCTGGACGGGAAGTCGATCTCCGGTCCGGCCTCCCCGGTCATCCTCGCGCCCGCGAGGCCGGACAGGTAGGGCGTCGGCCCCCCGGTGGCGCGGGCCCGCGGCTTGAACTGGTCGGGCCGCGACGGTCCGCCCGAGCGCCGGTTGCCGACCGCTGCCGCCGCGTTGGCAGCGGCCTGAGCGACCGCGGACGCGGCGGCACCCACCCCGGTGGTCACGACGTTGACGTAGACGGTCTTGTCCCTGATCGCCTGCACCCGGGACTCGACCTCGTTCGCCGCGCTGAGCGCGTTGGTCGGGTTGCCGTAGATGATCACGGTGCCGTCGGGCATGTGCGTGACCGTGTACCCGACGTCCTTCAGCTTCTGCTCGGCCTCGGCCGTGATGCTGGTGACGCGCACGGGCGTGTTCGGCGGGAGGCCCTTCAGCTTCGCGTCCAGGTTCGTCACGTCGGTCTGGGTGATGATCGCGCTACCGAGGTCGGTCACCTTGGTGACGACTTGCTCGGGCAGCAGGCCGTACTTGTCCGCCAGCGCGACCGCGGCATCCCGGTTGCCCAGCATGGTGGTCGCCATGTCGATGAACTTGTCACGCGACAGGGTGAGGTCCGAACGCACCCGCGCCGCCGCGTCGGTGTAGGTCATGCCCGACTCGACCAGGCCCTGAATCGACGCACCCGCGTTGGCGAACCCGCTTTGCAGGCTGACAAGCTGGTTCTGGAGGGTCGACCCATTCGCGGTCATCGTGTTGACCGTGCCATCGGCGTTGACCAGTTCCGCCCCCCAGCCCTTGGTCTGGTCCATCCCGGCCGCCAGCGCGTCGGCCATTCCGCGAAGGGTGTCGTTGAGACTCTGTACCGACTCCTCATAGGACGGCGTTCGACCGGCCAACCGATCCAGGATCGTGATCAGCGCGTTGGCCTTGTCACCGACGTTGGCCATCGGTGAGTACAGCGTGGTGTAGGCGGATGCGAGCTTGCCCGCACCCTGCTGCGCCGCGGCGAGCGCGGGACTCATGGTGGACATCGCGTCCGCGGTGCCGCTCGACGCGGCGGCGAGGTCCTTGTTCCGCTGGACGGCCACACCGTAAGTGCCATTCAGGTCGGTCAGGGTATTGATGAAATCGTTGGCCAGCGCTTTTTTCTGCTGGAGGGCATCGGCTTCACCGCGAGAACTGGCGTACTTCTCGCTTTCGGCGAGCTGGGACTTAAGCGTCTCGACCAGCTTGCGACCCGCCGCGTCGTTGCCCAGGTAGGCATCGGTCAGCTGGGGCAGGCTGACGCCGAGCTCGTTCGCCGTGGTGAGCAGCGACTTGCCCGAGTTGGCCAGCTTCGCGTCACTGAGGGATTTCGCGGCCGAGGCCCGGACGTTCTCGTTGACCACGCCGTTGGACTCGCGCAGGGCCGCGGCGAGGTCGCCTTCGCGTTGCTTCTGGGCCGCCGCGTCGGCCGCCGCCTTCTGGTGTGCGGCGCCGAGCAGGCTCAGCCCGATCGTCAGCGCCCCGGCTGCCAGCCCCACCGGGGAGAACACACCCGCCGCCAGTCCGGACATACCGGCGCTGAACTTCGCCCGCGCCCCCTCGGCCGAGCGGATGCGGTCGCCGATGCCCGAGAACTGAGCGGCCAGCGCCTCCCCGAACTTGCCCCCGGACATCATGTCCAGCGCCTTGAACCCGCCGATCATCGCCAGCAGGGGGCTCAACACCCCGCTCAGACCGCCCGTGAGGCTCTGAATCAAGCCGAGGGCACCCGAAACCACGGTGATGAATCCGGACACGCCTGCGACCAACGGGGAGAACCCGGATCCGGTCAGGTTGGTGACGATGCCGTACACCAACGACAGCGCGTTGGCGAACATCGGCAACACGGTCGTGCCGCCGTTGCTCAGGTTGGCCAGCGTCGTGCCGAGGAAGCCGCCGAGGTCCTGGACGATCCGTCCGAGCGTGCCCGCGTTGACCGCGGCCGACTTCGACCCGGCCGACATGTTGGTGAACATGTCCGAGACCCCGCGGCCGACGCCCCGGCTCAGCGCCTCGACCCCGTCCATCGCGTCCTGCGTCTTGGTCAGCCCGGTGATGACCCCGGGCAGCGCCTCGTCCGTCAGCACCATGACCGAGTCGACGATGCCCTGCACCGCGGGCTTGGCGAGCCGGAAGGCACCTGTGATGGCGGGCTCCAGCCGGCGCATCCCGACTTCGAGCCGGTTGGTCCCTTCCACCAGGTCGTCGACGAGCACCGAGCTGGCGCGCTTCATCACCGTGGTGGCGGTCTCGGCCAGCCGGCCGTAGGACGCTTCGACGCGCTCGTTCCCGGCCTGGATCTTCGCCGCGCCGGCCACCAGCGCCAGCGGCACCGCGGCGAGTGCGCCGATCGTGGCCGCCGCCGCGATGCCCGCGGCGGCGGGCAGACCGGCGAAAGCGCCCACGAAGGCCAGCGCCTTGAACTGAGCGTTCGTCCGCTCGGCGACCGAATCGAGCGCTTTCTTGATCTTTGGGGACCGGGCGATGCTGGTCGAAGCGCCCTCGTCGACGCCGTCGCCGAGTTCCTTGCCGACGCGAGTCCCGACCGCCTTCGCGCCGCTGCCGATCCCGTCGCCGAGCTTGAGCGACTTCGACATGCTGGCCGAGACCCGCGCGCCGATGGTCTGGCCGAGCCCGTCGGCCGTGTTGCCGATGCGCCCCTTCGCGCCGCGAAGCTGCTTGTCCATCGACGTCGAGATCCGGGAGCCGACCTGGTCCCCGATCTCGGTGCCGAGCACCGAGAGGCGGCCCTTGGTCAGCCGGAGTTGCTTCTCCACGCCCGAGCCGAGCTTGCGCCCAAGGTGCTGGCCGAGGTCATCGGCCTCGGCGCCGACGCGACCCTTCGCCCCCCTGATCGCCTTGACGATCTTCGCGATGGCGGGGTCCGGGTTCGCGTCAACTTCGATGAAGGCGGAACCGACTTTGAAGCCTTCAGGCACGGCTCGCCTCCCTGACGATCTCGTTCTCGTTGACGAACTTCATCTCACCGAACTTGTCGGCCGGATAGCGCTTGCGGCGGGCGGCGTTCCGCATGGCGCGAATCTGCTCGGGTGTCGGGTCCACCAGCACGTCGGGCTGAGGTGCTGGTGTCGTGCTGTCGTCAACGGCGGCGGGCGCCGGGGCCACAGATCGCGCTGCCATCGCGACATCGCGTACGGCCCCCTGGTAGTGCACGAGCCGAAGCGTCTTGGGCCAGAACTCCCGCGTCGTCATCAGCTCCAGGTCCTTCGGGTCCTTGTGGTGGATCGCCGACCAGTCGGACAGCACATCGTCCCAGTGGTCGGCGAACCACAACACGTCCCCGATGAACGCTTGCCGAGCCGCGGCTATTTTGGGTCGGTCGTCCCTTCCAGCCGCGCCAGCACGATGCCGACGAAGCGTTCCACTTCCTTGCCTGGGATGCCGGGCGCCGTCAGCAGCACGCCGTAGCCGACGGTACCGATCGCGGACTCCATCGCCTCGTCCACAGCCGCCGCAACACCCTGGGTCCGCGCGGTGTGCGCGTACCGCAGAGTCGCCGTGTACGGCATGGTCTTCGGGATCGAGTAGCCGACGCCGTCGTAGTGGAACAGGATCTCCCGCTCGACGGTCGGCACGTCCTTCGAGCTGAACTTCGGCGCCCCACCGGGCACCTCCGGGAGGCTCGACACGAACTGGACGCCCGGGAGGTCCATCTGCTCGACGGCTTCCCGAGCAGCTGCCTCGGCGAGCCGGGCGCGCTTCTGCGCCGCGGTCTCCCTCGGCTTCGTGGCGCGGGGCTTGGGGTTGGCGGCGTTGGTCGGCATCAGGCAGCGTCCCGGATCACGAAGGGGGGGATGGACGAGGAGACGTAGTGCGCCATCCACGTGACACCGAGGACCTTCGCGTTCGCCTTCTGGTAGGAGAACTCGACGTCGTCGGTGGTCGCGACGCGGCGGAGGATGGTATCCCGCTTCTGGTTGAGCGGACCCTTGCCGCGCACGAGCACGGCGCCGTACTCGATGTCGGTCTCGACCAGGTCCGTGATCGGCTCGTACTGCCGGAAGCCGACGCCCGAGGTGATTGTGCCGCCGTTGTTGACGACCTTGAACCGCTCCAGCGTCGGCTGCATCAGGCTGGTCTCGACGGTCATCGACCGCTCGTCGGGCACCGACATCAGCACGTCGACCACCTGGTCGGCCGTGATCTGGTTGAAGCTTTGCGCGATGGTCAGGTTCACCCCGTCGCTGGTGGCACCCATGTCCACCCAGCCCGCGGCGGGGGTCGCGTTGGGGGTCGCGGGCTCGATCGCGGCATCGGTGTAGGGCTTGCGCCACACGTTGGCCGGACCAACGACCAACTCGGCTACGGAAACGGCCACGCCGTCACCGCCTTTCTGCTTGGTACTGCTGGTGGGTGGTGGCCGACGATCAGACTCGCTGGCCCTTGGCGTTGATCTCGAAGCCCTCGTCGTCGTAGTGCTTCAGCGGGGTGCCGACGATGGCGTCCCTGGTCGCCGCGTCCTCGTCCTCGCGCGAGGTCTTCGGCTCGTCGTCGACGCGGTGCAGGGTGTGTCCCTGGTGCTCCAGGTCGCGCACCTCCAGCGCCGACAGCTCACGCCGACCCCAAGGGGTGTTGTAGGTGGCGGTCGCTTCGCGGCTGGTGTCGCCGCCGTTGGCCGCGTCATCCCACTTCACTGCCGCGTTCTGGATCGGGTACGCCTGCTCGGCCTCGGCGTCGCCCTGGTCCAGCTCGGCGGGCACGTCGCGGTCTCGGTCGTCGACCTGGAGCGCGACCGCGTCGACGTCGTAGGACGATTCGTCGACCTCGGGCAGCTGCCCCGGGTGCGCCTGCTCGGCCTCTCCCTGGCGCTCGTCCTCCAGCGCCTCCAGCCGGTTGTACTCGGCCTGGTCCTCGGCGCTGAGCGTGCCGGACGCGGGCAGGACGGAGTCGTTCTTCTCGAACGGGTTGCGGCTCACGGGTCATACCTCCGGTGTGTGAATGGTCCACAGAATCTGGATGTCGATCAGCACATGCGCGTAGCTCTCCGGGGACGGAAGGCGGTCTCGCCGCGTCCCGAAGATCACCGACGCATCTTGCACGATGACCTGCTCGAACCCGTTGGGCAACACGAGCAGCTTCGACCGGTCTTGGTTGTCCGGCTCGCACGCGCGCTTGAGCCGCTCCGCCAGGATGAACGCCTCACCCCACGGCGGGCGGGTGTCGGAGTTCGGTCGGGCGGCCCAGCAGCCGAACTGGACGACCGGTTGGTACAGCGGAAAGTCACGGTGCGGGGCACCGCCGACGATCGCTTCGATCTGGACGAAACCCGTACCGGCCCAGCTCTCCCGCTTGGGCAACGTGCGGGCAACCTTCCCGGCCGGGATGCCCGCGACCGACTGAGCCCAGGCGACCGCCACCAACTCGTCGTTGGCGGGTTTCGGCAACACGGGCGCACTCATGCGCGCAAGGGGCGTTGCTGGTAGGCAGCGGGCCGGAGGTACGGCTGAGGCGGTCCACCGGGATGCGTCACCGAGTGGCCCGTGCCCCAGGCGTTGGGGATCTCGTGCGGCGCGCTGCCGTTCTCGACGGCGGCGGCGTAGGGGGCGGTCGCGTGCAGGGTGCCGGCGGCGTGGTCGACGCCGATGCTCAGGAACAGGTCGCCCTCGTCGACAGGTACGTACCGCTCGGCGTCGGGCTTCATGTCGTCGAGCGCGTTGTTCCGGACGCGGGTCGCGATGCGGCGGATGTGCTCAAGACCGCCCTCGTCGACTTCCATGCGGACAGACGACATCGCGACCCCCTCTACGGGTGGCTGAGCCGAGCTGGGACGGACCGTTTACGGGCCCTGTGTCCGCTGCTCAGGCACGACAACGGCCGTGCGACTCCGAGACTACGGGATCGCACGGCCGTTGCGCACTGGCGGACCTGGGGAGCAGGTCCGCCGCCGAGTCGGGGGGTGCTCGGCTGTGTTGCCATCCACAGGTGTGGATGGCGCTTGTGGACTACCGCATCAGCAACTGGAACAGGATGCGCCCGGCGACGCCGACGACCAGGCAGGCCAGCACCATGACCGCGACCGTGAACGGGTTGACCATGCACCCGCCACCGGGGCCGGGGGTCGGCGATGAGGCCTTCGCGCGTTCGCGCGCTTCCACGCTGCCGACCCGCATCAGCTCGCCTGCGAACGCTTCGACCTCCGCGCGTTCCTGGGGTCGACAGCCGTCGGCCGGGAAGCCCTCGGCGCTGACGAGCACGAAGAACTCCACGGGCTCCAGGGCGGTTTCGGGCTGGTCGCAGTACCAGCACACCTGTGCGCCGTCGTGCTGCCGCGTGCCAATCCGGTGCTCGAATCCCGGCTCGCACGGGTAGGCGGTCGGCATGACGCGCCGGCGCCAGACGTCGTCGTTGGCGCTGACCCAGAGTTCCTCGTCGAACCGACCCTCGGGCAGCAGGTAGTCGTCCGAGGACACCACGTCGATGCGGCGCCAGGTGGTCGGGTACTCGGTGCGGTCGCCATCCCAGCGCACGACGGGCTCGCCGTGCACGATGCGCAGCAGCTCGCCCGTGTCGCACGAGTGGGGGTTGAGAACGCGAGTGGTCATCAGGTCTCCAGAGGTCGGGCCGCGGTCATGGGTCTGTCCGGAACCCACACTACACACCCGCACTCGGAGATCCAGCCCTCTAGCGGGTGATCGCGATCGCGCGCACGACGACGTCCCCGGCGACCGACAGCGTGGCCTGCTCGTCCACCTGGTTCACCTGGGCCGTGAGCCCGTCGGACTCGCGCCGAATGCGCTGGTCCTCGGTCACCACCGTGCCGGGCCGGAGCCGCACCCGGTAGCCGCGGATGATCGAGCGCCTTCCGCTCACCGGGTCGTAGGTGCGCTGATCCTTCTGGGCCCAGAACGCGGGGAGGTGCTCGGCGACCGGCACGCCGTCGGCGACCTCGTCCCCGTTGGCGTCGACGGCGGCGCCGGCGTCCAGGATCGTGACTCGGCAGTTCGGCAGGAAGGCGCTCACCGGACCGGCCGATCGGGTGCTTCGGCCCAGGGGCCCGCGTCGCGGAGCGCGTTGGGCAACTGCGCGTAGGTGTCCACGGGGTCCGTGTGGATCGTGACGTCGGCCGCCGTGGTGATGGGTCCGGCCGGGCGGGTGGATCGCGTCGAGCCCAGCCGGGTGGTACGGCGGCGCTTCCAGCTGATGCGCTCCAGGTTGGACCGGCACAGCGGCGCCAGCTGGAGGGTCAGTTCGTCGCGCGCCTTGATCGACCCGTCGCTGGTGCTGCCGCTGACCTCCAGCACGTCGAGCCGCGAGTGCGTGTCGATCTGGGTGGACCGCCACGCGGCCTGGTACATCACGGCCCAACGCAGCAACTTGCGGTCCCGCGGCTTGAGCTGGTCGACCACGGCCGGGTCGTCCAAGTCGATGCCCGCGATCCGGTCGACGTCGGCTTCTGCCTCGGCGATGTTCTGGTCGGTCACCTCGGCGCCGATCAGCGTCATCACCTGAGCGGTGGTCACGAGCGGCACGACGCCTCCAGGTGGGGTGTGTGGCGCGTGCCCAGCCCGCCGCCGAACCGGGCACGCGCCGTTCCTCCCGCGCACGGGAAGTGGGGAGACCTCGGCCGCCGGGCTTGATCCGCCACGTGGGCGCTCGCTGCCGCGACGGCCGAGGTCGGCCGGACCGGGTCTCCATGAGGGCAGATCACCCCCCGATGAAGCGCGTACCGGTCCGGAGCTATCAGGCCAGCTGCTCCAGCACGGCGAACGCCTCGGTCGTGGTGTTGTCGTCGAGCGAGTCGCCGGCGCAGAACGCCAGCTGGGAGCGGACCTTCAGGTACAGCGAGTCGTCGCGCATCCCGAGCCCGGTGGTCGGGTCGGTGACGAAGACCTGGGGCGTCGCCGCGTCGCCCACCGTGAACGGCGCCTTGCCCGCGATGTGCAGCTGGCGCGGACCCACCGTGAGCAGGTGGTTGCCGGTCGGCTTCGACGTCGCGGTGCCCGCACCGGAGGCGTTGGCCAGCCGCGCGGCCCGCGACCACTCGACCTGGTGGCCGAGGATGGTCCCCGCCGCCTGGTCCCAGATGGGTGCGCCGTTGCTGCCGTCGATCGGCATGTCCCGGAGGTAGGACTGCCACGCCAGCGAAGCCACGATGACCAGGTCGCCGTCGAACCAGATCGACTGCTCGGCCTTCTCAATCGTGGTCTTGATCGCGGCGCGGTAGGCAGCCGCGTTCGCCGCCGCCGCGACGGTCGCGTAGTTGGCCGGAGTGCCCGTGCGCACGGCGGTGTAGATCGACTTGTACGGGCGGAGGATGTTCGTCTCGCCCGCGGTCGGGTTGCCGCTCGTGCCGATGCACGCGTTGTCGAAGTACAGCCCGGTGTTGCGCGCGGTGGAGTCGCGGAGGTTCTTCAGGATGTCGTAGTTGTAGTTACGACCCTCGGCGAGGTCCTCTTCCGCGATTTGCGCCATGGCTTCGATCTTGCGCGCCCGGAGCGACAGCTCTCCGGCCTCGGGGGACTGGAGGTCGATCTGCTCCAGCTTGCCGTAGGCGCGGACGTCCATCTCGGCCCACATGGGGCCCTTCTCGAACCGCGACTTCATGTCCCGGAACTGACCACCGGACGAGCGCGCGATCCGGAGGATGGCACTGGTCTCGGTCATCAGGGTGGGGATCTTGCCCGCCCACGGCTGGGGCGACCAAACCCCGAAGGTGAACGCCATCGGCGTGCCTCTCGGTGAGGTGTGCGACTGGGACGTGTTCCTCACGGAACGGCACCCTCACGGGCAGGCACGGCGCGCACCAACTGGCCGGTCGGTCTCGCGCGCCTGGTGGCAGGCTACACCCGCCACCAGGCAGCACGTACTAGTCGAACAGCTCCTCAGCCGCGTTCTTCGTCTTCGCTCCGATGATCTTCGCCGGGCCGCCGAGGCCGCCGGTCTTCGGCTTCGGCCGCCGAACCCGCCCGAACAGCTCCGGCGACTCCGCCTTCAGGTCGGCCACCTCGTCGGCCACCTCGTCGAGCGTGACGTTGCTCAGGTCCAGCATCCGCTTGACCTTCGTCAGCTTGCGCTCGGCCGCTTCCTCGTCCTCGGGCAGGATCAAGCCCGCCCGGCGCAGGGCCTTCTCCACCGCGGTGTCCACCTTCGTGGCTTCCTGGGTGCCCTTCACCTCGGCGAGGACTTCGGCCTTCCACGCCTCGAAGTCGACCGGCGCGGAGGTCCTGTCCTTCTCGCCCTCCTGCTTCGTGGTCGGGGCCTTCGGCTTCGGTCCGCCCGCGGCGGGCGCTCCGGAGCGCAACGCCTTCAGCGCGAGTCGACGATCCCGAGCCTGCTTCGACGCGGCGGCGCGTTCGGCTTCGACCCGCTTGAACAGCCTCGCCTGCGCCGGGGTCAGCGTGGCGAGGATCGATGCGTCGTCGTCCTCGTCGTCCTCGTCCTCATCGGCGCCGGACTCGGCGCTGTCGTCGGCGGTCTTGTCCTCGTCCTCGTCGCCGTCCAACTCATCGGCGGTCTTGTCCTGGTCCTCGTCCTCGTCGGTCGTCTTAGTCGTGGTCTTCGCCATGTGCGCGGTGTCCTATCCGGTCGGTTTCTGACGGCGTAGTTCCTGCTCCAGCTCGCGCCTGCGCTTGATCAGGGCAGCACGCTTCGACGCTACCTTCTCGCGCTTGCGTACTCCACGTGCCGCACGCTCCAGCACGGTCTTGGGCAACCTGCTGCCCTGCTCGACGAGGCGCTTCGCCGCATCGGTCCGAGCCCGATCACTCTCGCTGGGCAGCGCGTCGAAGCGGGCTACCGACCGTTCGGCCTCCCGTCGCAGCGGGTCGGCCACGCGGGCAGCGTCGGCACGATGCACGAGTTTCTTCTGGCACCGACACCACGGGTGCACGGGTACCCGAACCTCATCGGGCAGACCGTCCTCGAACGCGCGCACGACGCCGAACAGCGCGGCGGGCTCACAGATCGAGCCCGCGTAGCTGGTGCACCTCAGGCACGCGTCCCGCTCGGGCACCAGCACGAAGATCCAGTCGACCCGAGAGGCCTGGGCCGCGTCGTCCAGGCCGTCGCTGTGCGCCGTGCTGATCTGGGTGCTGGCCTCCCGCTCGACGACGCGCTGTGCCCGAGCCGCCACGACGTCGGTCGTGATGCCCTCGGTGTCGAGCAGGGTCTCCAGCTTGGTCAGCTCGGAGGCCCAGTACTCCTCCAGACCGGCGCGCTCGGCCGCGGCGTAGTCCTCGGCGCTCGGCGGCTCTGGGTCGCCGACGTCGTCCCAGCCCTGGTCATAGGCCTGCTGCCGGGCGGTCTCGAACACGTCCGGGATGTCGGCGAACGCCGTCCTCAACGCGTCGCGGAAGGCCTCGTCGTCGGTCTCCAGCACGCGGATACCCGCGGGCTTACTCGCGTCGCCGGCGAGCCGCACGGGGCCGTTGCCGGGCAGGGCCCCGGTCACCAGCTCGACCAGGGCCCTGATCAGTTCGTCGATCGGGTCCTTCCTAGCGACCACCCCCGACCGCCTTACGCTCCGGCCGGGTGAGCGCCTGAGCGATCAGCGCCTGGGCCGACGCGACGTCCAGACCGCCGAGCTGAGCGGCGGCGGCGAGGTCGCGCGTACCCGCGGCGACCCCCTTGAACAGCTCGACGCGCGCCTTCGGGGAGTCGTCGGGGTGCCAGCCGTTCTCGATCCACTCGTCGACGGTCTCGGCGTCGTAGCCCGCTTCGATACACGCGACCTCCCAGGGGACACCGTTCCTCACGGCCTCACCGATCTGCTGGTAGCGCTCGGCGTCGGTGCGCTCGACCAGGGCCTGCCACACCAGCGAGACCGAGGCGCCCACGTGGCCCAGGATGTCGGCCAGCGCGAAGGTCAGCGCCTCGGTGATCACGCCGCCGAGGTCGTCCATCCGCTTGCTCACCTTCGACAGGTACGGATCCTTGTGCTCCTTTTTGGACTCACCCGACGCGGCGGCGGCCGAGGCGTCGAAGTAGTCCAACGGCGTGGTGCTGATCGTCGCGGCCAGTTGCATGACCTTGTCGATGGGGTCGAGCAGGTTGCTGGAGTCCGCGGGTGCCAGCTGCCCCACGTGGTCGGTGTCGTAGAGCGTGGACAGCTCGCCCGCCTGCACGCGCACGCGGTCGGCCGCGTCTTCCTCGTCCTCGTCGTCCTGGTCCTGCCCGAACGTCGCCGAGCCCGGCTTTAGCAACTTGTCGGAATTCACCGTGCGCCAGCGCCACGGGATGCCGTAGCCGTCGACCGACTCGCCGAGGGTCACGACGATCTTCGTCAGCAGGTTCTGGCAGCCGTACAGGCAGAAGTGCTCCGGCACGCCGTAGGGGCGCTTGGTCCTCAGGTGGAAGACCGGGATGCGCTCGTAGGGGTTGATCGAGACACCGGGCGGCAGTGGCTCGGTCACGTCCTCGCCGTCGATCTCGTCCTCGGGCACGTCCTCGTCGGTGAACGGGACGAACTGGTCGTCGGTGCGCACCTGGATCGCGGGCACCGAGGTGATCAGCTTGCGCACGTAGTTGTCGGTCAGGATGTTGACGCGCCGGTACCAGGTGGTCTGGTCCTCGGTGGACCCAGGGCCGCGCACCAGCCACGTCCGAACGTAGCGCACCGGGCGCTGCTCGTTGCCCGCGTCGTAGAACATCCGGGCGCCGATGGGCTTGTGCAGGAAGGCGTCGACCCCGGTGGCCCCCTCGTCCTCGTCCGGCCACATCAGCAGGTAGGCGTCGCCGTACTCCTCCGCCGCCTCCAGCGCGTCGGGGAGCAGCTGCGCCAGCTTGGCGTGAACCCAGACGTTGTCGCGGAAGTCGTCCTCGGCCGCGGTGTCCTTCGCGCCGTCGGTCTCGACGGACCACCCTTTGATGACGAGCTTGTCCAGGATGCCGTCCACGCCGCGCTTGGCGATATTGATGTTGAAGTTGTCGACGTTCTTCCCGAGCAGCGCGGCGACGGTCTTATTGCTGAAGACCTCCGGGATGCCGCGCCCCTCGTAGAAGTTCTGCGCGATCAGGTAGTCGACGTCCGCCTTTTTCACGTCATTGATGTCCGCAACGATCGTCATTCGTAACCCCGTTCCGGATCATCGACCCGCGTAGGTCTGACTGGTGGACTTGCGGCGGCGGCGTGGCGCCTCATCAGGGATAAAGTATCTGACCCCGCTGCCGATGGCGTCCACGATGTCGTCATGCCCGCGGGGGAAGCCGATCATCTGGGCCTCGGCGGTGGGCAATCGACGGGCGTGCTCGACATGGCCGCGCTGGTACTTCGCCAGGCAGTTCGCCGCGCGCACTTCCTTGGGGTCCTCCGACCACGTGGTGATGACCTTGATCGGCATGTCGTGCAACACCGAGATATCCCAGACGTCGCCGCCGTTGTTCGTCTCGACGATGATGCCGATGATCTCCGGGAAGGTGTCGATCATCCGGAGGCAGTAGGACCGGAGCGGGGCACCAGGGGCGAGCTTGACCTGAGTGGCGAACTCGACACGGGCGCGCGGCTGGTGGCGCACCTTGCCGTCGTCGCACACGATCGGCGCCGCCTTGTTCCCAGCCACCACGGCCACCCCGGTGAAGTCGCTCTTCTCCTTCGTCGTCACCGCGGGGTCCAGCACGAGCAGCGTCTGTGCCGCGGTGAACGTGCTGCCGTAGCTGAAGTCGTCCTTACTCCAGTAGGCCCCGTCGATGGCCATCGGATCGTTGAGGTAGTTCAGGCTGAAGCCGCGCGTGTGCCGGATGGACAGCAGGTACTCGGTCGACCACTTCTCCGGCCACACCGACACCTCGTTGCCGAGGTCGTCCTGCTCGAAGGGCAGGAAGTGGTGGACCTGGAAGCGCTCGTCGACCACCCAGTCGGCCGGGTCCTCGTCCGGCTCGGTCACGGTCCTGACGAGGTCGTGCACGATGCTGCCCGGCATGGTGACCGTGCCGCTCAGCTCGACGCGCGCGTGCACCGCCAGCGGGAGGATCGCGTTGAGCAGCGCGTCCAGGCGCTGGTCCTTCTGGTACTCGGAGTAGGTGGCGCCGGGCGGCTCGATGTCGTCGAGCAGCAGGAGGTCCGGCCGCCGAGCGCCGACCTTCATCCCCAGGGTCTTCGCGTCGATGCCGCGGGCGGCGAACACGAAGCCGGACTTCGCGATGTACATCCCCTTGGTGTCCGAGTCGGACAGACCACGGAGTTTGCCGGGGGTACACAGGTCGGGGAAGTCCTGCCGGAGGCGCTCGTTGGTGTCCAATTCCCGCTTGAACGTGGCGAGGTGCATCTCCGCCTGAGGGCCCGCGTCGGCGAAGCTGGCGATGAACCCGAGGTGATCGTGCGCCGCGGCCCACAGGGGCAGGATCGTGAACTTCCACGTGCTCTTGCCCGACTCGCGCGGGGCCACGTCGGCGTGCCGCTGGGTCATCGGCTCCGGCGCCGGACCCATCCACTCCAGGGCTCGGCGTGCCAGCTCCACGTGGAAGCTGCTGAAGCTGATGCGGCCCGTGCTCGGATCGGTGATGTGGTGCGGGAGGTACCAGACGGCGAACAGCAGCGGGTCGTGCTCGGTCGCCAGCTTGATCGCTTCGTCGCGCTCGGCGTCGGGCAGAGCCCAGACGTGATCGGGCACCGAGGACAGGATGCTGTCCACGGTGGTGCGCTCGACGCCGAGCACGGCGGTCATGCGTTCGGCCCCGCCAATGGCGGCGGCACGTCGGTGTGCGGGAACACCCGGTCGAACATCTCGGCGGTCGCCTCGGCGAAGCCCGCGTCGACCAGCTCCATGGCCTCCGCTTCCTCGGGCGTGATCGGCGGCCACCCCACCCGCCGCACGGTCGTCTCACTCTCCACGCCTCACTGCTCCTGGTTCTCGGCGCTGCCCGGACGCTGGTCGGGGCTGTCCGGGTGGTGATCGCACGTGGGCAGGTGGTCGGTCGGCCACTTCACCGACTGACCACACTCCGGACAGGTTCGGGCCTCGGTCGCCATCATGTGCTAGTCCCTTCGATCGTGCGTCGTCGTTCGTCGAGCCACGCCTGAGCGGGCTGAGGCAGAGGGACCACGGTGTGGTTGTGCTCGTGCTTCTCGGGCGCGTCGAGCCCCAGCAGCCGAATCTTGCGGTCCAGCAGCACGGTCAGCGTCTTGGACGCGTCGAGCACGGGACCGTCGTCGATCACGGGCACGGGCTCTCCGCCGCCTTCGGGCTCCATCCGGATCACGTCGCCCTTGTGGAATTTGAAGTGCTCGGCGTGCAAGACCATGATCACCCGCTCGATCGCGTCGTCGAGCTGAGCGACCATGATCCCGACCTTGAGGTCGTCGGTCAGGATGTCGGACTCGCGGTAGCGGGTCAGGCACTCGGACACCGCGGTCAGGTCCGCCAGGCCCAGCGCCGCCTTGATCCGCCAACTCGACCAGCCCAGCACCGAGAGCCGCCACGCCTCGGTGTCGACCTCGTAGGGGGTCAGGTACTCCAGCCCCTTGGCACGCGGCTGCTGGACCAGGACGTCGGCCAGCGTCGGCGCCGACAGCCTGGTCGGGGTGCGGGGCAGCGCCTCAGCCATCGCCGTTCTCCCGAACCACGAAGGTCAGCACCCAGGGCGTGTCGAACGGCTTGCCCGATCCGGGTAGCTCGGCGACCGCGCGGAACCCGTGCTTGAGGGCCCAGACACGCGCCGCCTTCAGCGCGTCGCGCGCCGGCTGGTCGTGGTCCACGCCCGGGGTCAGCTTCCAGCGCTGCCCGTCGGCCCATTGCGCCCATCGCACCCGGCGCGAACGTTGCCCTTTGAGCACGATCGGCACCCGAATCACCCCCGCACTAAGTATCAGTCCACGCTGTTGCGTAACCGGTTCCGTGCTGATCAGCCTATATCACTAAGTATCAGCACTTGTTGATCTTGGTTACTGACGAGTTAACTAGTCGTCATCCGGGAACGACGACGTTTTCTTCCCGGTCCCCCAGCACTCGTCGCACAGCCCCTCGTCCTCCGTGCCGCCGTTCCCGCCGCACTTGCCGCACAGGTCCTCGCGCGCCATCTACCAGGCCGCGAGGTCGTGGCGGCCGATGGCGACCAGGCGCTGACGCCAGCGCGCCGAGGGCCGCCAGGCGGCACCCATCACGGCGCACACCACGTCGACCGCCTGCTGCTCCAGCCTCAGGTCCACCGCGTGACCAGGCCGGACCACCTTCAGCACCTCGGCCCTCAGCGTCCGGGCCTGGAGCAGCGAGCGACAGTCCTCCAGCGCGGCCGAAAGGAACAGCGGTAGCCCGGTCATGTTCGACACGGGCGTCGTGCCGACGATGGACCCGAACGGGCGAGACGTCATTGCTGCCCCCTCAAAGCTTCAGGGAGACGCGAACCCCGTCGGGGGTACCTCGGAGCCCTGGCACCCTCCCTTCGACGCTTGAGCGCTTCCACAGCGGCCCGGCTGTAGGTCGTCCGTCCGGAGGCCTCCCGCTTGCGGCCGAGGTGCCGTCGGTCCTCGCGCACGAGCTGGTTCAGCCGGTCGATCCCGACGCCGAGCAAACCCGCGGCCTGGGGTCGGGTCAGCCGCCCCTCGGGCACGTCCTCCGAACGCTGCTCGGCCAGCGCCCGCACCTGGGCCGCCGAGTAGGTCCGGCCGTGGGTGGCGTCGAGCTGGCACCCGAGCTGGGTGGGGTGGGAGCGGGCAAGGGCGCGAAGTCGTGAGGTGCCGACCTTCAGGATCTCGGCCGCCTGCTCACGAGTGAGGCGAGTAGGGGTCATGGCACCGAGGCTACACAGCCGTGCGCGATACACCCAGCCGCGCGACTCACGAGGAGCTGACCCGCTCGTTCAGTGCCCGTCGGGAGAACAACGCGCGGTTTCGGGCAGAGCTGCCCGCCACCCTGCCGAAGCGTGTGGGGTGCTGCCTGGCGATTTGCCTGAACCGTTCGACGCCGACACCCAGGATGGCGGCGGCCTCGGCACGGGTGACCAGGTCGGGATCGTGAGCACCTCGGCGCCGATCCACCAGGTCCAGCACGACATCACGTGGGTAGCGCTCGGCACCTGTGGCCTCGTCGAAGTAGATGCCGAGTCCGTGGTGCTCACGGCGGAGCTGGAGGAACCGTGGGACGCCGATGCCGAGTGCCGCGGCTGCCTCGGGTCGGCTGAACCAATCGGGGGTCATGCCCTCAGCCTACGCACCGTTTCATGATCTCGAAGACACCAGGTAATCCCGTGACCGAGTGTCACTAAAAACCTGGGATGGGACACATGGGACATGGGACAGTAGCTGTCTCTCTCTCCACCACTCTCCAACACTCTCTGTTATTGAAGTCACGCTACGTAATATATAGGGTTACCTAGTATTAATCGATTCAGATTCTATTTCACCAGTACACACAACCCTGAGCGATATATCGCGATAGAGCGCGAGAGAGTCAGAAAGAGACAGCCCGTGTCCCATGTCCCAGGTATGTCCCAGGTAGGGGCACGGGCTGCGTCCCGTCACACACAGAGTTACCTCAGCAGCTGCCAGCCCTGCGTGTGCGCGTAGGCCAACGCGTCGTCGAAGTAGGCCCGGTCCCTGCTCGCCAGGCTGTGCTTGAGCAGCCCTCGGGTCATGGGCCCCTGCCGCTGGACCTTCGCCACCAGGACCCCGGCGCACCGGACGACATCGGACTCATACGAACGTCGCACCCGGTCGGTCTGTCCGGCCTGGGCCGCCGCGCGCACCCGATCATCGGCCGCCCGATCCTCCGCCAGGGACAGCAGCTCGTCCCTCACGGCCGCGCTGGCGGCGTAGAGCGCCTCGGCCCAGGCCCAATCCCCCTCCTCCACCATCACCCGGTCGTCGGACAGCACGGCCAGGCTGGCGAGCTTCGCCACCAGCACGTGTCGGTGCGCGTCGTGGTCGTCGGTCGCCGCGATGTCCCGCGTCAGCCGGGCGTGGTCCTGCTCGGCCCGGATCCGCGCCGTGATGGACGCGACCACGGTCAGCACGTGCTCGACCGTGTTCTGGTGGTCGACACGCTCGGCCAGCCGCGTCACCCGCGGGTCGGCCATCGGCACCCAGGCGGCCCCGAGCCGGACGGCGTCGTAGTCCTCGCTGCTCAGCGCGGAGAACCAGAGGAAACGCTGGGCCGTGCCGGTCGACGTGTCCTCCAGGACGGTCATCGCCGTGGTGGTCTGGAAGCCGACGACCAGCCCGGCCGAGTAGCTGTTGTCCGGCACGGTGCGGTTGATCTCCGACGTGGCGTTGGTGGTGGACAGCGCCTCGTCCATCGCCAGCGCGCGGAGGTGGGGCAGCCACGTCGACCCGTTGCGCTGTCCCACCCCGGCGATCATCCCGCCCTCGCTGACGTAGAACAGGGCCCGCGGGTCGGACTTGAGCACCCTCGGCGCCTTCGCCGGAGACCCCTCGAACGCGGGATCGGCGCACGTGAAGCTGGCGGCGAAGGACTCGCCGGAGTTCGGGTTGTTGATCACGGGCACGGCGGACCCGAGCATCAGCCCCTGAGCGAGCCGGAACGCCGTCGACTTGTCCGATCCCGATGGCCCGACCAGCGACACCACCAGGTTGGCGCCGAGCGCCATCTTGATCCCGGTCTCGATCCGGAGACTCGGCGGCGTGCGGGCGGAGTAGGTGGCCAGCGCGGCGCCGAGCACGGCGTCCGGGCACACCCGGCGAGCTCGGGCCTGGTCGCGGATGGCGCGGGTCCAGGCGTAGGCGTCCCACACCGCGTCCGGGATGGCGGGCAACCGGCGCGGGGGACTCGGATTATCGTTAGCTTGGCTAAGCATTTCTCGCGTCCCGTCAGCCGGGCTGACGACCTCCGGCGGGGGCGGCGGGAGGTCCGGCACGATGACGTCGGCGGGAAAGGTGAGCGCGCTCTCCAGCTTCTGGACGTCCCCGGTGGTCGGGGCGAGCTCGGCTTCGGCGAACCACTGGTCGAAGGCGGCACGGGCGTGCTCCGGGGACAGCCCGGCCAGCTCCCGCGTGCAGGCGAGCACGAACCGGTGGCCTTCCTCCCCCCAGCCGTACGCGGCGTGGTGTCGCAGACCGGCGACGAACTTGGCGTGGAGCTGGTCCCACTGCCGCGCGGCGGCCGAGGCGGTCTTCGGCGGGTTGAAGAACGTGCCGGGCGTGATGACGTTGCGGCCGACTCCCGGCGCGCGGGTGGACTCCGGCAACGGTGGTTCCGGGGTGAGCCCCGGCCGGGCGGGCGAGCCCTCCAGCACGTCGTAGCGGCCGACCACCCGACCGGTCTGGTCGACGACCTCGCTGCCGGGGCCGAACAGCCCGCCGCCGATGCCCTTGACGTCGACACCCGGCAGTGCAGCGGTCCCGTTGCCCGCGCCGTCGCCGGCGAAGTAGTGGTGCTCGCCGGAGCCGAACGCCGTCCGGACCACGAACGCGCCGCGGGGCCCGCCCGCCTCGGCCCAGCTCCGGCGCCCGTCGATGCCCTCGGCGGGCCGGACGTCCAGATCCAAGCCCGTGATCCCGCTCGGTCCGCACGCGATCAGGTAGCCGGTCGCCGCCGTGCTCCGCCACACCAGCGCGATGTCCGAGGCCGCGGTCAGCCCGGCGCTCTGCCACCCACTGGGCAGGCCGCTCGGGCGCTTCTTACCCTCGGCGTCGAGCACGATCCGGCAGGGGTGGACGTGGTAGCCCAACTGGCCCATCGCGATGGCCGCGTCCAAACCGGCGACCCCACTGGTAGTCTGCGGCTGCTGCTCGTTGCTCAAGATGTTGTGCCTTTCGTTACCGGAACCCCCGGGGTGTCGTGCCCGGGGGTTCCGTGCTGTGCAGGGGTGGAACGCTACAGCGGGACGCCGAGGTCCTCGGCCAACGCTTCGACCTCGTCACACGGCCAGTCGCGTTCTTCCTCGCGTGCGTCGAAGTGCCCCTCGCACCGCATCGTGTACCCGAGGACGCCTTCCGGCTTGTGGCGCTCCAGGACCACCACGGCGAGGCCGCTCAACTTCCGACCGTACATCCGTCGCCGATCGATCTCGGCAACGGCATCGATCAACCGACGCAACAGCGGCGGCGTGGTTTTGTCCATTTTCTGTCCCATCTTTGTCACAGTTCTACCGCGTCGAGTTCGCGTAGGTCGAAGGCCTCGGGCTGCACGGCCCAGGTGGTGCCGAGCACGTCGGCGTGGCAGTCGATCGGGACCCCGTGGAACACGCTCGTCATCGCGGCCTCCAGCGCGGCCTTCGCCTGCTCGGCCATCCACGCGGGCACCTCCAGCAGGATCTCGTCGTGCACGAGCATCACCAGGGCCCAGCCCCAGCCCCACGTGACGAGCTTGCGCACGGCGCGGGCGAGAATCTGCCGCTGGTTGCCCTGGGTGGCGTAGTTCAGCCCCTTGCGGGACGGCTTGCCCTTGTCCAGGATGCGCCCGGTCGTGGTGTCCAGGAAGGCCCGGTCCCACAGCGGCGCGATCCAGCCGTTCTCCAGCACCACCACGCGGCGGCTGTTGAGGTCGTCGCGGTAGCGCGCGAGGTCCGGGTAGCGAGCGCGCCATCCGGCCGTCACCTCCGGTCCGCGGCCGCGGTCGATGCCGATGGTGTCGGCGACCTTGTTGTCCCCCGCGCCGTAGCACCAGGCGAGGAACCCCGCCTTCGCGCCGTTGCGCATCAGGTAGTGGATGGTCCCCGCGTCCTGCCCGAAGGCGGGGTCGTAGGCGTCGCCGAACGCCGCCGTCGCGATGGCGCTGTTGAGGTCGCCCGCGAGGATGTCGGCGAGCAGGTGGCGGTCGCCCGACAGCGCGGCCATCGTGCGCGGCTCGCCCTGGGACAGGTCGCACCCGACCAGGACGTGGCCCTCGGCCGCTCGGATCGCGGCTCGAACGCGGGTGTCCTTTTTGGGCAGCTGCTGGACCGGCGGACGCATGGCGGAATTACGAGACGTGATTGTTCCGCACGCCCGGAACGAGCAGTGGATCCGGCCGTCCCACGCCAGGCACTCCAGCATCGGCTTGATGTACGTGGACCGGAACTTGCCCGCCTTCCGCACGGCGATGACCGCGCGGGCGAGGTCGCCGACCGGTCCGTCCTCCCGCGCGAGGTCCTTCAGCACGTCCTTGTCCCAGCTCGGTTCGCCGCTCTTGTACGAGGACTTCGACGACACGGCGCCGAGACCCTCCAGCGCGCGGCCGACCGCGGGCCCCATCCCGCTGGGCCCGATCCCGTAGTAGGCCAGACCAGCGGCGTACCGATCGACGACCGACTCCAGTTCCCTGTCCAGCCACGCGGCGTATGTGCCGTCGACGCCGAGGCCCTGGTAGGTCATGAGGTCGACGTTCCACTGCAACAGCAGGTCCTCGGCGAGCCCGGCACCCTGCCCTCGCTCGCGCACGGACATGAGCATCATTCGGTACAGCCGTACGGTGTAGACCGCGTCCAGCCCGGAGTACAGGATGTACCGGTCGTCACTGAACGGGATGTTCGCGAAGCCCCAGGCCTTCCACTCGTCCTCTTTCCGGAGGTGCTTGGGCGCCAGCCGCTTGAACTCGGCGTGCATGACGTCCTCGGCCCACGTGAGCAGCTGTCCGGGCATCAGCCGCTCGACGGTCGGCTTCAGGCCGCGGGGCAGCGGGATGCCCCCGTAGGCGTCGTCGTGGCTGGTGACCGTGCGCGGGTCGTACCAGGCCAGCACCACCTGAAGGTCGACGATGTGCGGGCTGGCGTAGTCGTCCAGGCGCACCGATCCGGGGCACCCGCGGGCGAGGAAGCGCACCTCGTTCTCCGAGTAGTGCGCCACGAACAGGCCGTGTCGACGCAGCAGGAACGCCAGGTTCCCGAGGTCGACGCGGCTGACATCGATCACCCAGGATTCCCAGCCGTCGGACACCTGGACGGTCCGGAGTCGGTAGCGTGGTGAGAACGGATTCCGAGCGTTGGTCTCACAGTCGACACCGAGCACGTGCCCGGCGCGCTGCTCCAACCACCAGGCGAAATCGATCAGGTCGGCGTCGGACTCCACGGTCAGCAGCCGGATGTCCGGGGCGGGGGTGAGGATGCGCACGAACAGGACACTACACGCGATTTGTGCGAGTGAGTGAGGATGTGTAACGTACGCGGTGCACCACCCGATAGACCGGATGTAAGCCACACACCGAGCACCTGGAGGCCCCAGTGTCCGACACCACCGTAGAGCCAATCAAGACCGCTGGTGAGGTCTACCGCGGCAAGGCCCCGATGCTCTACGACAACATCGAGTCCCAGCGCATGATCATCCTCGGGGACGCTCGGTATGTTAGTGGCGTCCGGGTGACCGGTGTGTTCTACCTCCGGGAGAACGACGCGGCCGATCGCAAGCCGCGGTTCGTCGGGAGCAACCGGCTTGCGACCAACCTGGACCGTCGCTACACCGCGCTGTGCCGACACGGCTACACCCAGCACGACAGCTGCCCCGGATGTGACAAGGCGCACGACGACCTCGCGGCTCGGATGTCCGAGCATGGGTCGCACCTCAGCGTGCGCACGGTCACCGGGCACACCATCGACCTCGGCGTGATCTACCAGGGCGCCGACTGCACCTGGTCCGCGATGACCCCCTTCGGCGACATCATCGCGACGGGCGTGGAGACGCACCAGTCCGTGGTGCGGGCGCTGACCCTGGAGCACAAGCGCAACGCGCACCGACTCGCGCTGATCGAGCAGGACGAGCGCGCCCACGCCGACACCGCTCCGGCGCGGCAGGCCGAGGTCGACGCCGAGCTGCTCGGCGACAGCCTGGAGATCGAGATCCTGGTGCGCACGCTGATCAGCTACGGCGTCACCACGGGCGCTCAGTTCGTCGCCTACGTCGAGAAGATCACGGCGCACGACGACCGGGGCACGAAGGTGGCTCGGTCGCTGAGCGAGGACCAGATCATCACGGCGCCGAGCGCCGCGTTCATCCGCACGATGGACGCCTTCAGCCGGATTCCCAAGATGCCGACGTCCCTTGCCGCGCTGGTCGCCATCCGTCGTGACGAGAAGGGGCAGAAGTGATCACGACCTACCTCCAGGTGCTCGCCGTCCTCGCCCTCGTGGCGGGGGCGGCGCTCGCCCTGGGCAACGAGACCAGGCTGCTGATCGACGAGCGGCACCAGGACGCCGAGTTCGAGCGCGTCGGCCGTCACCACAAGGTGCGCTACCGCTGGATGGATGACGCGTGCGCGTCGTTCATTCGGCGCTACGACACCGCGCTGCTGTTCGCCGAGGCGGACGAAGCGTTCAACGCCTCGGCGCCGACCGTCTACGTGGAACGGGTGACCGCGTGAGGCTGTTGGATATCGCGTGCGGCGCTGGTGGCGCCAGTGTGGGCTACCACCGTGCCGGGTTCTCCGAGGTCGTCGGCGTGGACGTCAGCCCCCAGCCGCGCTACCCCTTCGCGTTCCTCCAGGACGACGGACTGGAGGTTCTCCGTGACCGGCAGTACGTACTGAGCTTCGACGCGGTCCACATGTCGTGGCCGTGTCAGGGGTTCAAGAGCGGCACGCTGTGGTCGGACAAGCCGGACCTGGTCACCCCCGGGCGCGAACTCGCCCTGACCTACGACATGCCGTGGGTGATCGAGAACGTGATGGAGGCCCCGCTGCGCGACCCGATCGTGCTGTGTGGGTCGATGTTCCTCGGGCCGACGGGCAAACCGCTCAGGGTGTACCGGCACCGCAAGTTCGAAGGGTCACCCGGTCTGCCCCTGATCGCGCCGGATCACCCCCGGCACACGGTTCGTGTGGCCAACTCCCGCCGTCGCGAACGCTGGGACGCGGGATGGAACGCGTCCATCACCGGGGACGTCGGCACCTACATGGGTCCCGAGGGGATGGGCATCGACTGGATGAACGGCAACGAGCTGTCCGAAGCGGTCCCGCCCGCCTACACCGAGCATGTCGGACGAACGCTGCTGGAGGTGTTGAGGTGAGTCTGCGCGGGTACCAGAGCGACGCGATCGACTGCCTGGACAAGAGCTGGTCCGATGGTCTGCTGCGCCTGGGCATCGGCCTGCCGACCGGCACGGGCAAGACGCACGTGATGACCGAGCTGGCCGCGCGCACCGCGGCGGCCGGTCAGCATGTCTGGATCCTGCTGCACCGCGATCAGCTGGTGATCCAGACCGAGGCGAAGATGCGCGAGCACGCCCCGCCAGGGCGCACGGTCGGCGTGGTCCAGGGCGACCGCAACGTGACGATGGCGAACATCGTCGTCGTCTCGGTGCACACGCTCGGCTCCCCGAAGCGGCTGCACGCCATGCGACCGCCCGACCTGGTCATCGTCGACGAAGCGCACGTGTCGATGTCGCCGACCTACGACAGGATCTTCGAGCGCTACCCGAACGCGCGCTTCGCCGGGTTCACCGCGACGTGGACCCGGTCGGACAAGCGCGAGCTGGGGGACCGGTGGCAGAAGATCGTCTTCCAGCGCTCGATCCGCTGGGCCATCCGGGAAGGCTTCCTCGTTCCCCCGCGTGGGGTCTCGGTCGGAGCGCCGGAAGACCTGCTCGATGGCGTGCGCACCCGTGGCGGCGACTACGTGAAGTCCGACCTGGGAGCCGCGGTGTCCGTCGACGCGATGCGCAGCAACATCAGCCGCGGGTACCTGGAGCATGGGGAGGGCCGCTCGGCCGTGCTGTTCGCGCCGACCCGCGCCAGCGCGGAGTACTTCCGGGAGGGGCTGCTCTCCGCGGGCATCTCGGCCGCGGGCATCTACGCGGGCACGTCGCCGCGGGACCGACGGCTGATCTTCGATGCCTACCGCAAGCGGCAGGTCTCGGTGCTGACCACGTGCACCGCGCTCGCCGAGGGCTGGGACGCGCCGTGGTGCTCGGTCGCGCTGATGGCACGGCCGACCAAGCACAAGGGCCTTTACATCCAGCAGGTCGGCCGTGTGCTCCGCCCATGGCCGGGCAAGTCCGACGCGCTGGTGCTCGACTTCGTCGGCGCCGCCGAGGGCATGAGTCTGAACCTGGAGGCCATCCTCCGCGAGTCGATGCCGGACGATCCGGACGCCGACGAGCTGGAGGACGAGCGCGACCCGTTGGAGGTCGGCGACAACGAGCTGACTTTCAAGCTGGTCAAGGGAACCAAGCCCGTCGACCTGTTCGCGGGCACTCCGGCCCAGTGGCAGTCGACTGACCTCGGCGTCAACTTCGTGGCCACCAAATCGCACCTGTACTTCCTGTGCCCGGTCGACGACACCTGGTCGGTCGGGATCTGTTCGATCAACGACATCAGATCCGGCCGCTGGTTGCGGCAGGGGGTCAGCGCCGAGGACGCGCTGAACTACGCGTCCATCGTCGCGGTGGACGACGACTACACCCATGCCGCGTCGGATGCCGTGTGGCGCAAGGGAAAAATCAGCGACGCACAGGTCCGCCAGGCTCGGTCGATCGGCTGCCCGATCTTCCCGGAGGACCGGCGCGGCGACTTGTCCGACCGACTCACGTGGCGCCAGGCATGTGTAACGTTGCGATCGGTGGGTGTGACCATCAATGGCTAACGGCAAGAGGCGCAAGTTCTGGTGCCACAGGTGCCGAATCGACATCCCGTGGCAGCACGCCAAGGAACACCAGGCCGACGACTGGGCCAAGCGTTTGCAGCAAGAGTCCACAAAGGAGAGCAAGTGACGAGCACCGAGGCGTTCTTCGCCGACCAGGCCGTGCAGGACGTCCCGCGCGATCGTTACGGCCGGTACCTGCTGCCCGACGAGACGGGCGAGAACACGGGGTGGACGCGGGCGACGACCTTCGCCGCCACGCTCGCCGAGTCCTACGGGCTGCGCATCTGGGAGCAGCGCCAGGTGGTGTGGGGGCTGAGCCGTCAGCCGCACCTGCTCACGCTGGCGTCCACGATCGCGGGACCCGAGGACAAGAAAGCGCTCGGCGCCATCGTCGACTCGGCGCATGAGGCTGGTGGCACGAAGGCGAAGGCGAACAGGGGCAGCGCGATCCACCGTGCGATCGAGCGCGTCGAGACCGGGGCGCTCCGGTTCGAGGACGTCCCGGAGGAGCTGAAGCCCGACGTCTACGGCTACTTCGCCAAGCTGGCCGAGACCGGGCTGACGATCCTGCCGGAGTACATCGAGCGCACGGTGATCGTTCCCGCGTACAAGGTCGCCGGTACGTTCGACAACGTGGTGCGCTGCCCGGATGGGAAGCTCCGGATCCTGGACAAGAAAACCGGGAACCTGGACTACGCGGAGATCGAGTTCGCGGTGCAGATGGCGCTCTACGCCAACGCGACCGCGATTCGCGACTACGGCACCAACCGCTACATCCCGATGCCCGACGTCGCGAAGGACTACGCGATCATCGCGCACATCGAGCCCGGCACGGGCCGCGTCGAGCTGCACCGGATCAACATCCGGCTGGGCTGGGCCTGGGCCGCGACGTGCGCCGAGGTGCAGGACATCCGCAAGACCAAGCACGTGCTCACGCCGTACGTGCCGGACGGCCCCGCGCTGCCGACCACCGCGGCTCAGCTCAATCCGGCACAGCAGGCACTCCTCCAGGCCCAGAGCATCGACGCGCAGCCCAGCCCCGTGCTGAACCTGGCACCCGTCGCGCCCGCGGGGATCGGCGAGCAGCCTCCAATCGACTTCGACTGGGACCAGCTCCAGGACGATGACGACGAGGTCACCGCGCCCCCTTTCCCGGCAACCCCCGGTGCGCCGGCTGTCGTGCCGGGGTTTGCTCCGGCGAGTCCGACAGCCGCACCCTCACCCGGCGCCGCGCACCCCAGCAGTGGGGGTGCTGGAAGTCCTGCCGCCCCGAGCAGTGCGGCACCCCCTGTTTCGACCTCCGTCGCCCCCGCGATTGTGACGGAACAGGCTGCGCCACCTGTCCCGGTATCTCCGGCGGCTGCCCCCCCTGGTGACGCCGAGGCCCGAGCTGAGGCGCTCGTCAAGGGCGCGAAGGGCAAGGCGAAGCTCCAGGCCATCGCGAAGGACATCGCGGCCAAAGCGGGCGTGCCCGAGCCGAAGCTGAACCAGCACCAGATCAGGCTTGCTCGTGACGTGGTCGCGATGGCGGACGCGCACGGCATCTCGCTGCCCGTGTTCGAGAAGCCGCGGCGCGGGTCCGCTCCGACCGAGGCGGAATCGGCGGCCGAGACCGAGCTGACCAACCACCTGAAGTACATCCGCACCATGCCCACGGTGCAGGGCCTGGTCGAGTACCGCGCCAGCATCGGCGACCGCTGGACCGACGAGCACCAGGAAGCCGCGCGGGTCCGCACCGAGGAACTGAAGGCCCAGCAGGCGGCGAACGGCACCCCGCTGACCCCGGCGCAGATCATCGCCGGAGCGACCAGCCCGGCCAGCCTCCAGCAGGCCTGGAGGATCGCGACCGCGGGCGGCTCGGATATGTCCGGCTGGACTCCTGAGCTGGAGGAACAGGCCCAGGCGAAGTCGACCGAACTCGGTGTGCCGCGCGGCGACTGAGTTGGTGTAGTGTCTGTTCCGGACACCCCGGTCTGACCGGCCGGGGATCCAGGGACGGCAGTCCCGAAGGTCCTGCCTCGGTCAGTGACCGCGGTGAACGGGGGCGGCGGAGTGAAGTCCGACCGCCCCACACCGCAAGATCAGCACACAGCAACAGCGTTCAGCTCACGAGAAACGAGATCGAGATGACCTTCCCGGCCCAGCAGTACGCACAGCAGCCGCTCCAGCAGGCCTACCCGAACCAGCTCCAGCAGCCCGCCCCCCAGGCCTTCGCTCCGGCGCAGCCCCAGCAGCAGGCTCCGGCGCAGTTCGGCCAGCAGCCCGCGGCCCCCCAGCAGCAGTGGGCGCCCCAGCCCGGCGCCGAGTCCATGCCCGACGAGGACACCTCCGGCCTGTTCGGCGGCCCCGCGTCGATCAGCTGGGACAACAAAAAGGGCTACGTCAACGGCACCCCGCGCGGCGGGCTGATCATCGCCAAGCGGACGTCGCAGCAGACGGACTGGCAGACCAAGCAGCCGAAGTTCTTCGACGCCGAGAAGCGCCAGCCGATGACCCAGATCGAAGTCACCGTGCAGACGCGGGAGCGCACCGACGCCAACGACGACGGCAAGCGCACGATCTACGTCAAGGGCCAGATGGTCAAGGCCGCGGCCGAGGCGTTCCGCGCGCTCGGTGCCAGGGACCTGGAGATCGGCGCCTACTTCTACGCGGCGAAGATCGCTCAGGACGCGGGACGCAATGGCAAGGGCAACCGCTTCCAGTGCCTGTACGCCCGGCCGGGCAGCCCCGACCCGCTGGCCAACATGCCCGCCTACGTCGCCCCCACGCCGCCGCCCCAGCAGCAGGCGCCGGAGCCCGCGTTCGTCCCGCCGGTCCAGCCGAGCTACCCCCAGCCCGGCGCTCAGCCCCAGTGGGCCGGACAGCCCGGTCAGCAGGCGGTTGCCGCCACGGGGATGGACCCCCAGTACGCGACTCCGGCGATGCAGCAGGCCGCTTGGCAGGCTCAGCAGCAGCCCGCCGCGGCACCCCAGTTCGCCCCCCAGCAGCCGACCCAGGGCTACGCGGACCCGAACCCGGGTCAGCAGCAGTTCGCTCCCCAGGCACCGACTCAGCCCCAGCAGTGGGCCCAGCAGCCCGCGGCCCCGGCCCAGGGTGGCGGCGCCCCGGCGGACTACAACCCGTTCGCGCAGTAACGATCATGGATGACGCGACGGGGGTGGCGCCGACCAAGCGTTGCCCCCGCTGTGCCCAGCACCGAACGCGAGAACACTTCACGCCATCGGGCTGGCGAGCTTCCGGTTCGTACTGCAAACCCTGTCGAACCGAGGCGTCACGCAAGTGGCGCGCGGGTAAGCGGGTAATGAACCCGCTTCCCGCCGCCGAGCTGGCGCGACTCCGGTCGATGGTCGCCTGCCTCGGTTGTGGCGCGGTCCCGCGGAAGACCGGCATGAGTCGTCACGGCCACGAGATCGTCCGTACCAAGCACACCCCCGACTGCACAGCTGCCGAGCGCCGCCTGAAGGACACCGGATGACCAAGGTCGAGAACGTCACGGTTGGACCAGAACGCACCTGGCACGATCTCGGACCTTGGCTCACCGGTCCGATCAAGTCGGCACCCAAGCGGATCAACGCCGACGCCAAGGGCAAGCGGTACGAACGCGCACTGGTCGAGGTGCTGAAGGTCTCCGGCTTTGCCGATGCCCGGCGCACCGTGCGCACGGGCTTCCGCAACGCGAAGACCCAGGCCGATGACGAGGGCGACATCGACGGCACACCCGGCCTGTGCTTCCAGATGAAAGCGCTCAAAACCGAGCTGGTTCCGGGCGTCGTGCTCGACCGGATCTACGACGAGGCGCGCGTACAGGCGGCGGGCCGGATGCCATTGATCGTGAACCACCGAGTCGGTCATGGCAGCTCGCTCAACTGGTGGCTGTGGCTCGGCGTTGAGCACCTGGTGCAGCTGGTGACCGAGGCACCCACATGGCTGATGGCGCCGCACGGCGGCGAGCTGGTACGCGTTCGCCTCGGCTACGCGCTCCCCTACCTGAAGTCCTTTTCGGACAGATTGGTGACACCGTGAACGAGAGCAACGATCCGGCCGAGCAGCAGCCCTGGGAACCGGACGCGAAGGCGTGCTTCGTCGAAGCCGCGGCCAACCTCCGCGTAGCCGAGCGAATGCTCAGCAACGTGCTCGGCCACGACATGGATCGGGCCAACTCGGTGATCTACGTCGCCGACGCCTGGACGCGTCTGGGCACCGCGCTGGACAGCGCGTCCGGCTTCGACCCCGCGTACCCCATCCCGGTCCAGCTGGTCGAGAACCCGCCGACGGAAGTCGAGCAGCCGCACCTGTGGCCGAGCATGGGACCGACCGTGTGCGAGCGATGCGGCTTCGGTCCGAGCGAGGTGGGGCCGCAGTGCGTGGGCGACCCGCTGCCGATGAACCACGCGCACACGTTCGTACCGGAGAGCGGGCCGATGTGCACGCACCTCGGGTGCAACGTGCTGCTGCCCGAGCTGACCGAGAAGCTGATGTCCAGTCTGCGCCTGACCACCCCGCCGCGCCTGGAGGACAGCGCGCCTCTGGCACCCCCGCACACGCACAAGTGGAACCTGTTCAGCACTGTGTGCCGGGTGCTTGGGTGCGGGATCACATGGGACCAAGCGGAGATCCGCGGCGAGCACAACCAGCCGCCCACTCTGCCGATGACTCCCGATCACGAGCACACGGGAGCTTGCCGCCACCGTTGGGAGACGCCGAGCTCCCCGTGCGCCCACGGGTGCGGCGCGATGCTCGTCGGCGGTTCCGGACCGACTGAGGTCTGCCCGGAGGCGTGCCCGGGGTTCACGACGTGAGCAACATCCTGTACTGGTTGGCCGACACCACGGCGTGTGGCTACTACCGGTGCCTGCTGCCGGGCTCGGCGCTCCAGGCGAAGGGTCACCGCGTCATCGCGAGCGAGACCGTCGACCTGAACGCCGAGCCCGG